CCAAACATAGATTGCATTTCTACCAAGTTTAGCACCCACGATCCGTGATCCGGCGGCCAATCTCTGTGTACCAGCACTATTGATTGCTGTTGGAGTGTAGTCATTAATATTTTCTTGAGAAGAGAATCTTATAAACATACCATCTTGGGTTGTAGGATCCCCAATCGTAGTCTCTGTTCCAAAAAATACTAAGTGTCTATCCGGTGTTGATACTAACATATCTCTCGATGCTGTCGGTGCACCTGCAATAATTGTTGCTCTATTATCTGTTGCATTAACTGCGTTTGAATCCCATTCGAAACATTCCCCATTAACAATTAAAGCAATTAAAGTTTGGCCTAAATTGTCCAAGGACCATTGACCGGGGTCTGATACAGAATCGGTGTTAGCGGCCGGTGATCCCCATCCTGTGTAAGATGAAGTATTAGTAACTGTAGCGCCGGTGCTATGTGCTGCTCTTGTTGATCCTCTTACCGCTCTAGTAATTCCAGTTATAGTACTTGCTGTAACTCCTGTGTAAGATATTTCTTCAGTACCCACTTGAATATAATTTGTACCTGTACTTGGAAGGCCGGTAACACTCGCTAATGTAATAGTTGTTCCACTTCCTCCTGTTCCAAAAGCGTTATCACTTAAACTACCATTTAATGTAGTTGTTAATGCTCCTAAAATATTTCCACCAAATAAAGATATACCCCAACCAAAATCTCCTAATTGTTCTGCTGGTCCCACTGGGTAATACCACTGGACTTTAAATGTTCCTGTTGTACTCGCTGTAGAATTACTTGGCATTGTGATTGTAACTTGAGTTGTACTATCAACTGAAGCAATCATAAATTTTTTATCATCAAAATCTGTTGCTGAAAATCCTGTACCTGCTCCACCAGTAAAATCAGTCATCAATAAAATATCACCTTGTGACATTCCTGCTGTAGTATAAGATCCTCCTGGGAAAGTAATAGTTACTGCAGCACTACCGCTGGTAAAATTACAAGTAAAGGCGCCTGACAAAACTCCGAAGTCTGTTTTAATAGGATGTATATCGTAGTACACTCCCCCTGAATAAATATATAAAATTCTATTAGTTCCGATAGCTGCGTACTTAATAGATGCTTTACTAACAAAATGATGTAAGCCTCTAGTAACTCCCGTTAGTTTACTATCACCTAATTGAGTCCAACCGCCAATTTTTTCAGGTGTACCATATCTAAAACGCACATTCTCACCGCCAGTCCATTGAGACTCGGCTCCTGTAGATGTGACTTGTTTGTTGAATCCTGGTAAAAAACCTAATTTTTGTAGCATATTAAAAAACCTTTATTAGGTAGTATATCAGATTGCTGTTGATTTCAATAGATTTAAAGCAAGGGGATTTCGTGGTGGGTCCTCCCCCCGCAAGCTTACAGTGTAAGCTATTTTTTAATCTTTGTCAACTTAACACCTTTAAACCAAGCGGGTACGCCTAGCATAGGTCTTTTATCAAGGTAGTTTTCTTTAGCTGTTTTAGAACTAGTTTTGTTATAATGTAAGAATACTTGACCACAGTTCTTACCTTTAAATTCTTCACGCCAATGTTCTAGATCACAACCGGAATAAATTAACATGTCTCCCGGTTCAAGGTCCACTTTAACCCCTGCTTGACCTTGTTTTCCTGTTGGATCAAGATAGATGGGCCACGGCTCACCCCCTAAATTCAACGTAGTAGATATCTCACAAGAGTATCTATCTTTGTGTCGAGCTAGGACATCTCCTTCTTTATAAATTCTTGCATAAGAATAAGTCTCAGATAATTTTATACCTGTGTGTTTTTCCATTACAGGTTTAACTTGCTGTAATAAAGTCTCCATTGCCATATCACTATAATGTGAATAGGTGTTAGGCACTTGTTCATCATTCCATACACCATAATATTCTGTAAATGGAGATAGGTATTTTTGATCAAATAAAAATCTTGCAACATTTCTTTTGTTTAAAAAATATTGATAAACAAACTCTGCAAGTTCTGGTGAGATAGCTGATTTTAGTACTGTATATTTATTTTTCTTGAACGACATTTAATACTCCTTTTGGTATTGCTTGGCAGTTCCAATGTATAAATCTAAACGGATCATAACCCATATCAACAATGTATTGATGTGGCATATATGATGGAAAGAATATCATTCGACCTGGTTTAACTTGATAATTTATTGCTGAACTAGCATAAGTTACTTTTGATTTATCTAACTCTGGTAACAGATTCATTACATTCCCTGCTCTTGGGTCTTCAAATAAAGGTAGTGATGTTTTATCACTAGCTTTTAAAAAATAAAAACCAGAGATATGACCATTCCAATGGGTATGTAAAGTATGATGTCCACCACCTTTTTTAGCAAACTCTTGTACCCACATTTCTGTAGTGAACAATTGATGACCTGACATATCAAAACCCATTTCAATTAATAAATTATGAGATGTTGCACCAATATAATTTTGTAATTCTAAAAAATCAGGATCTCCAATTAAAGATGTAGAATGGAATACATGACCCATGTCTCCTTTATCACCAAACTTTTTATTACGTTTATCAATTGCTGGTTTTAAAGTTTTCTTAGAGTCTTCTATATATTTATCAGATGCATCGTTTAATTTCTTTTCAAACTCTGGTGCATCTGCAAACCAGATAGGACATTTAAAATAATCCTCTCTATTTAATTGAGTAGGGTAAGTAACTTTAGTTGGTTTCTTTATTCTTTTTTTCTTCTTTTTCATATTTCTCCTTTATTGAAATGGGTATCCTAAATTCCAGATAACCAAACTGTTTCGTTCACCACTTTTAACTGGACATACTCTATGCCATACAAAAGAAGGAAATACAACCAATGATCCTTTAGGTAATATCTCTGTACATTTTTTAATGTTAGGTTTTTTATCTGGATCCATGTTTCTAAAATCAAATTCTAGTTCTCCACCTTTATAATCTTTTGGATCTGATAGAGTTACAGTTACTGATAATTTTCTAACTTTTCCGTGCGATGGATCTCCCTGTTCTCTTTGATAAGGTTGATCCCAGCTATCGCAATGCCAATCATAATACTGGCCTTTTTTATATTTTGTAAATTGACAAGACTCAGAATAATCCCAATTAAAATTCCAACCCGCTGCTGCATTTGCTTGATGTATGTAAGGTTGAATTTCTTTATAAACCCATCTATCATTCATCCAAACAATATCTGAATCTCTTTTCTTTTTTAAATCTTGTATTTGTTTTTTATTTAATTTTTTATCACCATAACCACCAGTGACTGCCATTTGTTCTTGAAGTTGTTTTCCATATTTAGAAATATCATCACAAACTCTCTCTGGAATTGCGGATTTAAAATACCAATAATAATTTGTTAAATTCATATGTCTTTATAAAAAACTTTATAAAGAATTTTTATCCAACTGTCAATGTTCCTGTAACTGTAAATGTAGCTACTCCAGCACCACCAGGTGTTGTTGAAATTGTATTTGAACCAGGTGCTACAGATACTGCAGAAATTTTAGCTGCAGGAAATTGAATAATAACGACTCCTGGTCCCCCTTGACCACCACCATTAGGTCCTGAATCACCACCTCCACCACCACCACCTCTGTTTGTAGTTCCAGCTGTTCCTGCACCTGAGGCATTTCCCCCTGCACCTCCTGTTCCACAAGGACTCCCTGCGCCAGCACATGCAACATAACGACCCCCACCTCCACCACCAGCATATGATAAACTTGAACCTGTAATAGAATTTGGTGAACCTGCACCACCTCTTGCTCCTGATGAAGAAGCTTCTCCAGTTGGAGCAACTTGACCTGCTTCTGAAGCTCCACCACCCCCAGAACCTCCATAATTTCCTGTACCTGTGCTTGGATAACCTCCTCCAGAAGTACCTTGAGCGGGACTTGTGGGAGGTGTATTACCTGTTCCTCCCGTTCCACCTTGGTGACCTGTTCCACCACCAGAACCCCCTTGGGAATGACTGGCGTTTGCTTGTGAATTTAAACCACCCTTACCACCGCCAGCGGATGTAATACATTGAAATATTGAAGGAGTACCCGCACCTACACTAGGACCAGTTTTACTTGTTGCTCCACCAGCACCTACTGTAATTGTATAAGCTCCACAATCTAAACTAATTGCAGTTCCCCCTGGAAAAGATGTTCTATAACCTCCTGCACCACCTCCACCACCAACACAACCATAACCTCCACCACCTCCAGCGACTACTAAATAATCAAAAGAGACAGGACCAAAACCTGCTTTAGGCCATGTTCCCTGGCTCTTGGCACTAAATTGACTTTGCATGGACCACACACCACTTGCTTTATTTAATTCTTTTACGACCACTATTCCTGATCCGCCTGTTCCACCAGATCCTGATGGGTTTCTTATACCACCACCGCCACCGCCAGTATTAGCTGTCCCAGTTCCACCATTAGGGGCAGGGTTTGACCCACCTCTACCGCCTCCTCCTGGTCCTGGATTTCCTCCAGTTCCACCTTGAACAACACCACCACCACCACCTGCATATAAACCTGAATTAGGTAAACATGAACCCATAATAGATGTAACATTTTTTCCTGCTCCACCGGCACCTGTCGCACAAGCTGCCCCTGGTCCAGGATCATCTGGATAATCTCCAACAAAACCTACTGAGCCAGCACCACCACCTCCGCCACCACCTGTGTTACCACCACCTGGATCTGGGTTTCCTGTTTGACATCCACTACCACCTGCAAATCCAAAACCAAAAGTACCTGAACCACCACATTGACTAGATTGAATTGTTGTACCACCAGCTTCTCCTGGAGGAACTGCGTCTCTTCCTACTCCTCCACCAGATCCACCCGATCCACCATTGTTAGCGGGACTACCACCACCTGTTCCACCGCCTTTACCTGTTAAAGAAAAACCTGTTGAATCACTTCCTGTAGCTCCTGCTGAAGCACCAGCTCCTATAACTACAGGATACCCTGTATTACCAGAAACATTTATTCCAGGATGTAAAACCATACCACCACCGCCACCACCGCCACCAGCGTTTGCTCCACCACCACCACCCCCAGATACTATAGTAACTGCTGCTAATGTAGTTCCTGGTTGAGTTGTAACTGTTCCTGTAGATGTTGTAGATGTAACCGTGCACTTCCCGAAAGAAGTCTTGTTACTTTTACCGATTATTCCGCCGTTAGTGGCCATGACTTAGTTCTCCTTATGCGGATACCCAAGCTAGCGCTGACGCATCCCAATTGAAATTATTTACTGGATCTGAATGATCTGTTGCAGTCCATCTTAAATTTTCTTCGTTCCAAGAAATAAATTTATCTGTTGTATCTGTTGGATAAGTTACTGGCGCTTGCCAATCATCACTTGCATCAAGTGACCATGAAGCGTAAGGTTGTGAACTTAAAAATTTATTTTTTATAGGATCATAGACCATACCCATACCACAATATTGTTTTCTGAAATTATTATTGTAAGAAGTCTGTTTCCAGATTCCACCTTTGAAAAAATTAATACACCATGTTTCTCCATCAATGTGTTCGTCTGAAGGAACACAATCGTTTCCTACTACAACTACTCTTTCAACAACTTGATGAGAGTCTGATGTAAATCCTGTTGGATCTGTTTTTACTTTTAGTTCTGCGAAATGTGCCATATTATTTATCTCCTTAAAAATTATATTTATATTTTAATTTCCTGCTATTGTCAACGTTCCTGATACAGTAAATGTTGCAGTTTTACAGCCTCCAGGAGTTGTTGATGTTGAATTTGTTCCGGGAGCTACTGTAAAAGTAAATTCTGAAGGTGCTCTTGCGATCACGATTCCTGAACCGCCGGCTGCTGAAGCA